ATCAAATAGGTGTTCCTTTAAAGTTGTTCCATCTTTTTTTAGTTTACGTTTTAGTGCATTACGTTCGCGGTGGCTAAGGCCACCCCAGATACCATGCTGTTCATCCATCTGGTCAGAGTAAAGTAGACACTCCCTGCGTACAGGGCACTCTGGTAAACCATCTTTACCAAAGCATACGCCTTTAGATACTTCTGCTATTTTTCTGTATTTAGTTTTGTCACGTGGGGGGAACCAAAGTTCCGTATCCAAACCACGACACTTAGCGTTGTGTCGCCAGCCCTCTACGTGCCCTGCGTCGTTGAACAATTATGCTCCTGAATATTCTGGCGCATTTCCAGAAAGTCATCTTCAGTAAGCAATACGTAATTATTATTGTTTAAACTGAAACCGAGGACGGGAGTCCGACTGTCAACGATGGCTTCGTTAACAATCTTTTCTAGTACTGCTGCCTTGACAGTTACCTGAGTTTTGCCAGTCCACTTGTGTTCTATTAACAAGTCCTTAGACCTAACATCACCCTTACGACTCCAAAACGCGCCACTGGCAGCACTACGCTGACCACCAACAAGCTTTGCCAATCGCTCCTCGTGCTTCTTAGATTCCTTTTGGCCCTTACTCCTCATCGGCTACGAACTTAGAACCTGCCCGTAGGGCATCTAGTACGTCGCGCTCAAGCAGTTCCTTAAGGTCAATCTCTTCCCGTATAGCGCTAAGCATAGCATCTTGTCCCATCCATTTTCTATCCCCATAGTTGTAGTAGGCGCCAGTGCGCTTAATGACCTTATTAAGGATACCCATAGCCATAATCTCTTTGGCAAAATCAATCTCACCTGCTGGGATGTGGCCACCATCGGCGAAGTAGAAGTCAAAGACAGATACTTGTGAAGGGGCTGCGGACTTGTTTTTTAATACACGGACCTTAATTGACTGACCAATACGGCGCTTTTCTTGCCCTGTACCAGCCTCAATCCACTCGTCTCTACGCACTTCACAGCGGGTAAAGAAGGCATAGTCCTTGCCTAGACCGCCTGGGGTAGTACGAGGGTCGCCGTACATGACCCCAATCTTTGAACGCCACTGGTTGATAATAATGCCGATAAATGGGCGCTCTTCCTCTACAAGGGAGCGCTTAGATGCCTTGCCTACCTTACGGAAGAACTTGTTAGTAAGGAGGGCTCCGCGACCTACAGTAGATTCCTCCATCTCCTTATCGTCCTCTGCTGTAGGGACCAAGGCAGGTAGCGAATCAAGAACAATACAATCGACCGCTCTACTTTCTGTAAGTTGGATAACGGCTTCATAAGCTTCCTCCATAATATTAGTTGATACTACGTAGACTCGTGAAGTATCTACTCCACACATAGTTGCATAGCTATCTACCCACTGCTCAGCAGCAACCCATACCGTAGTAAATTCTGGGTTTGCTTTTTGGTTTGCCGCCACAGTCTTTAATGCAATAGCAGTCTTTCCGTTGCTGGCCTCTCCAATTAGTTCGTGCCACTGGTTAGCAGGCCACCCACCACCAAGCGACACGTCTAAGGCTAAAGAGCCTGATGTAAATCGAGGCGGCTGTTCAATAATGTCTGAACCTAATACAACAGTTCCGTCTCCATACTTTTTGTTAATGCTGGCAATAGTTTTAATTAGTTCTGCATTTTTCATTATTCAATCTTTCCGATAATTGTTGTTGGATTCCATCCGCCTGCATTTACTTGTTTAGCTGGTTGTGGGGCACCTGCACTTTGCTGTCCTGAGACAATGCCTCTACCCATGCCACTACCTGATTGGACTATTGGATATCCGCAATCGTAACATCGTTTTCTAGATTCTGGAGTAGCCCCACCGTAGTTATTGCTACCGCAACCAGGACAGCGCTCTGCTTGAGGCGTCGCTTGTTGCGTCGGTGGATACTGTGGCTGCGGTGACTGAACGTATGTTGCTGGTTGAGGTTGTACAACACCTTGTCGTTGTGGCTGTTGAGGTGCTGGCGTACCTAACTTATTTGCCCACCAATTACTGCTCATCTAATATCCTTTTCTCCCATTCCGCTTCCTGTATTTCCCCTGGCTCAATTAAGCCAATCTCCATAGCAGAAGCGAAGGCCCCAATAATAGCGGATAAACTAACAACTTTATACAACACCCGCATAGTATCTAACTCACGCTCAATCTCTTCTTTATCGCTGGGGTTCTTCTTTACAATCTCATCAACCTGTACCCCAGTAATAACGTCTGCTGCTACGTCAGCAATAGCGTGTAGGTAAGGTAGCAGGTACTCAATATTATCTAAACGAGTATCGCTATCTTCACGCTCTTTCTCGTCACCTTCAGCGCTAGCCCTATTAAGGCCGATGAACTCTACGACATCATTAGGCTCGCCTAGTTCAGTGTCATATACATACCACCTAGCAATAGTGCTTAGGGGGATGTCTTTCTTAAAGTACTCAACATCAAACTGTTCGTCACGTTTATTAAACCACCTACCAAGAAAACTCATTTAGCCTCTCCCCATCTTTGAACAACTGCAATGTCCGCGATAAGCGGGATATCCAATAAATTGATGCCTTCCATAGCTTCTCTAATTGCCTCTCTAGTCTCTTCAACTAAGTTATCAGGAGCTATAGTCACCAACTCATCATGAACAGTGAGAAGGAGGCTGGCGCCTTCTGGTATTAAATCATGCGCTCTAATCATAGCAAGCTTCATGATGTCTGCAGCAGACCCTTGGATACGGGTATTGAACGCCTGACGCTCAGCACCAGCACGCTCGCCTATGTTTCTGCTGTTTATCTCTGGTAGGTAACGCTTACGACCTAAGACGGTGGATACAAATCCAGCCTTCCTAGTAACGCCAATAACCTTGGCTCGATAAGCACTGACGTTCTGGAACTTCTCACCAAAGTTACTTAACAAACCTCTAGCCTCAGTTATAGAACACCCAATAGAGCGAGCAATCTTGTCTGGACCTACGCCGTACGCCATAGAAAGAACAAGCACTTTACCCGCAGCACGATTAACACCCATCACATCACCAACGGTTGTATAAATATCGCCACCATCTAGGTAGTTCTTCTTCATAATAGGGTCATTAGACATAGACGCAATCACCCTAGGCTCAATCTGTGAGTAGTCAGCAACTACCAGCTTGTAACCTTCTGGAGCGTAGAAGAGGTTTCGGATAGCTTTACCATGCGCGGTGGCTGGGTTGGGGACGTTCTGTAGGTTAGGGTTACGACTCGAGAATCTTCCTGTCTCCGCTCCGTGCTGGATGAAGTCACCGTGTACTTTACCGTTGACGAGGAGACTATCTCTATACTCGACCTTTGATTTACCGCCTGTAGTTCTAACAACTTCGCCTCCTAGGTATGGAATTACGTATGTAGTTAACAACTTATTAAGGTCTGCGTACTCAAGCATTGCCTTAACAAGTGGGTCCTTATCTCTATACGGTTCAAGTGCTTCGGCTGATACAGAGTAATCCTCTACGGTTAACTCTTTACCCTCTGCTTCTTTCTTAATGCCTTTACCTGTATAAATCTTTGGTTTTAACCCACGACCTGAAGGCTGTGGGGAATACAAGAGGTACTGCTTCTCTCTGTTGGAGTTAATATTAAATACAACGCCAGCAGTTCTATAAATATCTTCTCTTGCTTTCTCAATGTCTGCCTCTAACTGCACGTGCAGTGAGGCCAAAGCCTCCTGGTCAATAGGTGCTCCAGCAAGTTTCATATCACACAGCACTCGTAGAACGTCCATCTCTAATGCCATGATGTTTTCTACGCCAGCTTTTGCAATCTTCTCTTTAACAACCTTCCATAACATAAAGGTGTATTTAGCATCTAAGTATGCGTACTTGGCAACAACACTGAAAGGGTGAACCTCTACCTCAGCGCCTACGCCCTTCTCCATCTCATACCCAAGCTCTCGCTTTAGGCAGTCGTCTAGACCGCAGCGATTTTTATTACGATTATCATAAATAAAAGAACCAACCATAGTATCAAAGTAAGGTGCGCTAGGAACCTGACCATCAAAATATTTAGTTATAGAACAAAGGTCAAACACTAGGTTATGACCAACCTTTAGCATGTCACTAAAAAATAAAGGACGTAATGCAGAAAACACCTCTGCTGGATGTAGTTGTTTAGGCGGTTCTGTAAAGACGTGAGTGTGTAACTTCTTGTTCTTTGAGTAGTCTACGTCGTTAAGTTTTAAGCCTTTTTCAGCTTTCTTAGCGCCCTGTCCAGTAAGGGGTTTAATAACTTCAGCCAGTTCACCGTTTGGGTGACCTAAAGGAATAACATCACCGCGACCATATGTAGCAAAGCTAAGCCACATAATCTCATTAACAACGGACACACCTCTACGGGGTCCAACAGTTTCACAGTCAAAAGCAAAGGCATCTTGTTTTAGATAATAGGCAACCATCTCATTGAGTTGCTCTTTAGTAGTTATTATATTCATCGCATCCTAAAAATAAGTGAAGGCTGGGGGTCTTAGCACGTGTTGCCCCCAGCCTAACACTATTGATTAAAGAAGGGAATTAGCGATTTCTTCTAGCTCTTCCCATGAGTGCTCCTTAATAATGGAGCGTGTGTAAGGCTCAATCTTTGCCACTTCTGCCTCAGCAAAAGCTGGGTCAATGCCCCAGTCTTCCGCAAGGTCGCGAGACTTGATTGCCTGTAGATGGTAGACAGTCTGTTGCATCTTTCCAGTACGGCTAATAGCCCAGTAGTTCTTAGTCAAAGGTCCCTGTGGGGAAAACTCTGCTGAGTGTAGGGTCTTATATAGACGTGGACTTGCAACCAACATCTGACGTACTACGCCTGACGGGGTGATAACTGCGATGGTGAAAGCACGCTTGTCTTCAGGCTTGCTTCCGAGCTTTGTGCACAGTGGGTCGTTAGGTCCAAGTGAGACGTACGACTTCTTGCCAACAGTCTTCTGTTGTAGGAAGTGTTGCTTGTAGATAGCGAAAGGACCAGTTTGGTCAATGAACTTGATAACGGTGAACTCGCCATCACTGAACTTAAACTCAGTTGGGAAGTCACCTGATGCGGTTGTCAGCTGTTCTGCTGCTGCCCAACCTGATTGAACTGCATTGCTGCTTGGTGTTGCTGGACGGTCATCAACAGCTGTTGTTGAAAACGCGTCTGTTACTGGCATGTACTCGTCGGTACGGTCGATTGCCATATGGCATTTCTCCTTAGTTTCGTTTGATTCATCGGTTAAGCTCGGCAGACTTTATGTTCTCCCAAGCCTCAGCTATTGCGTTAGTCAATTGCTGGTTAGGCCATTGTATCCTAGTTTTATCTAGGAGTCCAGCCTTTCCAAACAGCTCAACTATTGCCTCGATTTGAGCACGTGAGTATAACCTACGCCCTCTCATCTTTTCGCCATTTTTTGTTTCTTTATCAGACAGGCGATATGGAGCCTGAGGTATGTACTCTTGTTTAATCCAGTAACGGATTGTTACAAGAGGTCTACCCAATGCCTGTGCCAAAGCACCTACCTGATAAAACTCGTGTAGTTCTCCCGACGGGAGTTTTCTAAACACAACAGTGGATGTCCAATCGGAACCATCTTTTACTGTGCGTTTATTTTTTGGTTTTGTCTCTCTACGTTTTCTCTTACTACCTGGATAGTAAGTGTCTAAGTCAGAGAATAGGTTATCAATCTCGTCCACTGCTCTTACCTACAATAAATGCGTAAGAAACTTTTTGCGGGAACATTGTATCGATATCTTCTTCAGTAAGGTGTCCGTTATAAAATGCAGCCATAATTGCTGACTCATCTAATGTTGGAACCATCTTAATGCATGTGTCTTTAATACCCTTTTTATTAAGGATAATCTCTGCTGCATTGATATCTAGGTTTTTAATTACGCGCTTCTGTTTCATAATCTGTTCTGCATCTTCTACTGCAAGAACAATGTGTCCGCGCTCGTCTTCAGTACCAAACTCATCGATACACTCTGTGAGTCTTTTTTTAATTTCTGTCTGACGTTTTGTCAGCA